CCATTGCGCCGATCCCGGCCGGCGTTTACCTCGCGCACATCGTCGAGTCTGACGTGGCGCCGCTCAAGTCCGGTCAGGGCCGCGCGCTCAAGCTCACATTCCAGATCCTGAGCGGGCCATACGCTAGCCGCAAGGTGTGGTCGTCGCTCAACGTCGAGCATCGCGGAAGCGACGAGGCTGAGCGCATCGCGCAGTCGCAACTGTCTGCGCTGTGCCACGCGGTCGGTGTCATCAACCTGCAGGACACGGCGCAACTGCACATGAAGCCCGTGCAGATCCGCGTGAAGGTCCGCAAGGACGACACCGGCCAGTACGGAGACAGGAACGAAGTCACGGGCTACGAAGCCGCAGCGGGTGCGGCTGTGCCTGCTGCCGCGCATGTGCCGGCTGCCGCTGCGCCGCAGGCGCCGGCCGCCGCGCCGCCTTGGGCTCGTCGCAATGCGGCGCAGGCTGCGTGATGGCCGAAGTGCCGAAGCCGCATCACACCACTGCGCACGCCGTCGCGCAGTGGTGGGAGTCGCAGCAAGGCGACGGGCACCGCGCGCACCTGGGGGCCAGCATCATCGGCCACGAGTGCGAGCGGTTTCTGTGGCTGACGTTCCGATGGGCCGGCGCGAACAGCTGGCCCGGCCGGATACTGCGACTGTTCGACCGCGGGCGCCGCGAAGAAGCCGTCGTGCACGCCGAGCTGCGCGGCATCGGATGCGAAGTGTGGGCCGACGACGGAACTTCGCAGTACCGCGTCTCGGCTGTCGGCGGACACTTCGGCGGCTCGATGGACGGAGTCGTCGCCGGCCTGCCTGAAGCGCCGTCGACGCCGCACGTGCTCGAGGTGAAGACACACAGCGCTAAGTCGTTCAAGGATCTGACGGCTAAAGGTGTGCGCGAGGCGCAGCCGCGGCATTTGGTGCAGATGCAGGCGTACATGCACCTCGCTGAACTCGACCGCGCGCTGTACTACGCCGTCAACAAGGACACCGACGAGTTGCACATCGAGCGCGTCGAGCGCGACAACGTCGAAGGCGCGCGCATCCTCGCGCGTGCCGAGCGTGTCATCGCAGCCGCAGAGCCGGCGCCGCGCATCAGTGCAGATCCTGCATGGTGGCAGTGCAAGTCGTGCCACTTCCACGCGCAGTGTCACGGCACCGAGGCGCCGGAGGTGAACTGTCGAACGTGCGCGCACAGCACGCCTGAACTCGACGGAGCCGCGCGCTGGTCGTGTGCACTGCACGGGCGCGATCTGACGGTCGATCAGCAGCGCGCAGGGTGCGACGGGCATCGCTACATACCGATCATGCTCGAGCGCATCGGCACGCAGGGTGATGTCACGACCGAGCCCGACGGCAACGCGGCGGTGCAGTACGTGACGCCGGAGGGGTCGACGTTCGTCAACGGTGCGTCGCCGGCCTTCAGCTCGTATGAGATCCGCGCGGCGAAGCACAAGCAGATGCTGGCCGACATCCAGGTGCAGCAGATCAAGGGCGCCTGGGCTGGTGCGAAGGTGGTGGCATGAAGCACATAACCTATGTCAACGTGCATGGTCATCCGGTTGATCCAAACCACTTGCCGCGCGAGGCACCGAAGGCCAAGGCGAAGCCGCTGAAGCGCGTGACAGGCGCCGACAAGGCGACGCAGCATCTTGGTTTCGAGGTTGTCGGCGTGTCGGCAGACAGGCTGCGCAAGGCGCTCGTCGACTACGAAGATGCCGCGAAGCGCGCCGCCGCTGCTGGCCGCCCGATTATGGCGACATTCGACGAGCAGGCCTGGCTGGCGAAGCAAAATCCGCGCCGCGCGATTGCTCGTGTCTACAGTGTTCCCGATGCCGCTGAACAGGCTGCTGGCATGCTCCGTGCCCAGGGGGGCTGGCTAGCGGTTCGGGTCGTCGAGATCTTGAAGGGGTGACGGCATGCTGACCCTTCGCCCCTACCAGCAACGCGCCCTAGACGACCTGTGGACCTGGTTCGCCGACCACGGCGACGGTGACCCGCTGGTCGAGGCCAGCGTCGGCGCCGGCAAATCGGTTCTGATCGCCGAACTGTGCCGCCGAGCGATCGAGCAGTACGCCGAAACGCGCGTATTGATGGTTGTGCACGTGCGCGAACTGCTGCAACAGAACCTGCACAAGCTCGTCAGCATCTGGCCGCAGGCGCCGGTCGGCGTCTATAGCGCAGGAGCCGGCAGCCGAGTGCTCGGGCGCGCGATCACCTATGCCACCATCGGCAGCGTCTACAAGCGAGCGCACGAACTTGGGCGCGTCGACATGCTGATCGTCGACGAGTGCCACCTGATCAGCCCGAACGAGGCGACCATGTACCGGCGCCTGATCGACGAGCTGCGCGCGCTGTGCCCGCACATGCGCGTCATCGGGTGGACCGGAACCGCCTTCCGCGGCGACGGCGTATGGCTGACGCAGCAAGGCCTGTTTACGCACGTCGCGGCGCGCGTCACGATGTCCGAACTGCTGCGCGACGGCTACCTGTCGCCGCTCGTCACGACCGAGACTGCAACGCGCATCGACACGGCTGGCGTGCAGATGAAGGCCGGCGACTACGTCGTGAGCGCCCTCGCTCGCGCCAGCGACAAGGCAGAACTCGTGCGCCAGGCCTGCGCCGAACTAGTGCGGCTAGCAGCTGAGAGGCGCCGCTGGCTTGTCTTTGCCGTCACGGTTCAGCACGCCGAGCACCTGGCCGACGAATTGCGCACGTCGCACGGCATCGCCTGCGAAGTCGTGAGCGCAGACACGCCGAAAGCCGAGCGAGATCAGAGCATCGCAGCGTTTCGAGACGGTCGACTTCGCGCGTTAGTGAACGTCGCCGTGCTGACTACTGGGTTCGACGTACCAGAGCTGGATTGCATAGCCTTGCTGCGCGCAACACGCAGCCCAGTGCTGTACGTACAGATCGCCGGGCGAGGAATGCGCACGGCGCCAGGCAAGTCTGATTGCCTGTGGCTCGACTTCACCGACACGACGGCCACGCTCGGCCCCGTGGATGCCATCAAGGGCCGCAGCAAGCCTGCACCGCGCGATGGCTCAGAAGCCAAAGCGCCCGTCAAGCACTGTGACGAGTGCGGTAATCCGAACCCGACAGCTGCGCTTCGATGCGTCGAGTGCGGTCACATGTTCCCGGAGCCCGAGCGAGTCAAGCACCAGACGCAGGCCGACACGACATCTGCCGTTCTGTCCAGCGGTCCGCAGTGGTACAGCATCACCCGCATCGACTACGCCGAACACGTCAAGCCAGGCAGTCCGCCGAGCCTGCGCGTCGACTACTGGTCTGCGTGGCGCCGCGTGGCAAGCGAGTGGGTATGCCTTGAGCACCCGGTAGGAAGCTACCCAAGACGCAAGGCCGTTGATTGGTGGGAAAAGCGAATTGGTGCACCAGGCATGTGCCCGCACACAGTGCTAGGTGCACTTGAGCGCACATCCGAACTGCGCGAGCCAGGCCGCATCGCCGTTCAGATGGACGGCCAGTACCCGCGCATCGTAAGCGCGCAGTTTGCAAACGAACGCGAGGCCGCATGAACATGATCGAACTCAAGACCGTGCGGCAGGCGCTGCGCTCGAGGCTCGACGAACTCGATCGCATTAAGCCAGTGTGCGAGCACTGCGAGCACTTCAGTTCCGGCAAGGTGTGCAGCCTGTTTGACGAGGTGCCGCCTGCAGATTTTCAGAGCACGCCGGAGGCGTGCGCAGATTGGCAATACGACGGAGTTCCTTTCTGACATGCCAAACGACCTCGGAATCACCAGCATGATCCTTCGCCTGGCAGAGCGACCCGAAGGCGTCAGCCAGCGCGACGCCACGAAGGCGCTTGGCGGCGACGAGCGCACGACGCGCAGCGTGCAGCGCACGCTGTACGAGCTGTCGCGCAGTGGCCGGCTGCACAAGGCAGGCCCTCATATGCACTCGCGGTGGTTCATACACGAAGCGCACGCGCAACGCTATGGGCGCGAGACGGGCAAGTACGAGCCGAATGTGCGCATGCCTCGCACGCTGACCGACGCGCAACGGCGCGGCATGCATCAGATCATGACGCAGGCGCCTAAGCATGTGCGACAGCTAGAAGGCGAACCC